CGACAGTTTCGAAATAGAAGTCGTTGATGACACTCCAGAACAAGATAAAGGTAAACCTCGCCGTGCTGAAAACGCTGAACCACAAGTTCCAAGTGATGATGAGGTAGAGAAGTATAGTGAAGGTGTTCAAAAACGAATTAAACAACTAAAGTTTGAGTTTCATGAAGAGCGTCGCCTTAAAGAAGAAGCAGCAAGACTTCAAGACGAAGCACTTAAATACGCAGAACATATAAAACAAGAAAACGATAACCTACGCAAAACATTAGCAGAAGGCGAGGGCGTTCTTGTTAATCAGGCAAAAGGACGTGTTTCTGCTGAAATTGATAAAGCTAAAATTGCTTATAAAACAGCGTATGAAGCAGGTGATTCCGACGCTCTTATAGAAGCACAAGAAAAATTATCTGCGCTGCAAGTAGAAAAATCTAAGTACGATGGGTATAGGCCAAAACCTGCACCTAAACCACAAGAGCAAGCTCCTGAGCCTGTTTATGAACAAGAAACTGTGCAGCCTCCAAAGCCCAGTGAGATGGGAATGCAGTGGGCAGAAAAGAACACTTGGTTTCAAAACGATCCTGAGATGACAGGGTATGCATTTGGCGTTCACGAAAAACTTATTAAAAGTGGTGTTGCGCCAGACACAGAAGAGTACTATACTAAAATTGATGACGCGGTTCGCCGTGTCTTTCCAGATAAGTTTGATGATGGGCCTATTATTGAGGAATCCGCACCCCAACGTCAGACAGGCAACGTGGTTGCCCCTGCTGCTAGAAGTGGCAAAAAACCACGCAAAGTGCAACTGACCTCAACGCAAGTCTCTCTCGCCAAGCGGCTTGGTCTGTCAAATGAACAATATGCGGCGCAATTGATGAAGGAAATGAAACTATGACGAACCGAAACTCACGCAACACACAGACTCGTGACGAGTCTAAACGTAAGGTGTCATGGACGAGACCTTCGATGTTACCTGTCCCCGAACCCAGAGAAGGTATTGAATACCGTTGGATTCGCACATCAACACTTGGGAATAGTGACAATACGAATGTTTCTTCTAGATTTCGTGAGGGATGGACGCCTGTTCGGAAAGAGGATCATCCAAACCTTCAAGTTGTGTCTGATATCGATTCTCGATTTACAGACAATATTGAGGTCGGTGGATTACTGCTATGTCAGAATGCTACCGAAAATGTGCAAGCTAGACGTGATGCACAGCTCCAACAAGCTTCAAGCCAAATGGATGCTGTGGATAACAGCTACTTGCGTAACTCAGACCCTCGTATGCCCGTTCTGAATCCAGAGCGAAGCACACGGACTTCGTTTGGCAAGTAACTCGAAAGGGTAGCTTGTCGTAATTTTAAACTTTTAGGAGTATGAGACATGGCTACTACAGCAGCTCCCTACGGTCTACGTCCGATTAGACGATCAGACGGAATGCCGTATGCAGGTTCTACGAACCAATATCTCATCGATCCCGCAGGTGAGGCCACTAATCTATTTTATGGTCAAGCTGTTATAATCGGGGCAGATGGGTACATTGCGTTGGCTACAGGTTCAGGTGCAGACCTAACCTCCAATAGCATTTCAGGCACTTCAGGCGTTGGCGCAATAGGCGTTTTCGTTGGTTGTGAATACGTTAACTCTTCAGGTCAAGTGATACAGGATCAGCATTATCCATCTGGTACAGCCAATGGTGGTGCTATTAAAGCCTATGTGATTGATGATCCAAATGTACTGTTCCAAGCGCAGCTTGATGGTACAGGTGCTCAAACAATCATTGGCACAAACACATTCTTTGCGGCAGCGCAGAGTACCTCAACAGGCAATACCTCAACAGGTAACTCTACGTCAGCATTGGATGCTACTGTAAAAACGGCTGCGGCAGCATTCCGCATCGTTTCTCACGTGTCAGATCCAAGTGATGCATTCCCAGATGTTCTTGTTAAGTTCAATCCAGGTGCTCACCAAATGACAAATAATGTTGGCTTATAAGGAGTTTAGACGATGGCTATATCACGCGCACAGCTCCTCAAAGAGCTACTACCAGGTCTTAACGCATTATTCGGATTAGAGTACGAAAAGTATGAAGGCGAACATGCAGAGATCTATGAAACTGAGAACTCAGATCGCAGTTTTGAAGAAGAAGTGAAGTTGTCAGGATTTGGCGCTGCCCCAGTGAAAGCTGAAGGTGCATCAATATCTTACGACAATGCACAAGAATCATTTACAGCTCGTTACAATCACGAAACGGTTGCAATGGGATTTTCTATTACTGAAGAAGCAATGGAAGATAATCTGTATGATTCACTATCTGCTCGTTATACTAAAGCACTTGCTAGAGGTATGGCGTATACAAAGCAGGTTAAAGCGGCATCTTTGCTTAACACAGGCTTTGACACTTTCCAATCAGGTGATGGTGTCTTCTTGTTTGCAACTAACCACCCAACTGTTGAAGGTGGTACAAACGCAAACGAACCTGCGGTTGCAGCAGATTTGAACGAAACATCTTTAGAGCAAGCAGTTATTGATATTGCTGCGTTCACTGACGAACGTGGTCTATTGATTGCAGCACGTCCTCGTAAGTTGATCGTTCCACCTGCATTGATGTTTGTTGCGACTCGTTTGTTGCAGACAGATCTTCGTGTTGGAACAGCCGATAATGATATCAACGCACTTAACACTAATGGTTCTATACCAGAAGGTTATCGCGTAAATCATTATTTAACTGACAACGATGCGTTCTTCCTAACTACAGATGTTCCAAATGGCATGAAGCACTTTGTGCGTACTGCTATGCAGACATCTATGGACGGAGACTTCGATACAGGTAATGTTCGCTACAAAGCGAGAGAGCGTTATTCTTTCGGTGTATCAGATCCACTAGGAATGTATGGATCTCCAGGCGCATAAGTTTACTTCCGTATGTGTTTGGTTGGGGAGACGAAAGTCTCCCCTTTCTTTTTTTGTAGAGTATGTTATTCTATCGTCATCCCTGACAGCGGCATAGGGCTGCTGACATAACCCAAGACAGGAGATCGACATGGGTACAACAACTTTTTCAGGCCCGATTAAAGCGGGAACTATTAAAGAAACTACAGGCACAACCCTTGGATCAAATATCAAAAACACTGGTCAAGTCGTTATGGCGCAGACATTTTCAGTGGATCTATCTGGTGGAGCAGTAGCTGCACAAGTTACTGACGTTGTAATTCCTGCAAATTCTCAGATAATTGACTGTGTTATTGATGTTATCACGGCGGCTAATACCTCAACAAACTTGAGTGTTGGTGATACCGTAGGTGGCGCGGCAACTATTTTGAACACGTTTGCAAGTGGAACAGATGCGGGGCGTAAATACCCGACCACACAAGCAGGCGCGGCGTTAGCATGGCAAGACACAGGCACAGCAGATATTCGTTTGACTGTTACTGGTTCTGCTGCAACGAATGCGGGTTTGGTTCGCTTTACAATTCTGTATCAGCAAAACAATAACCTAGCATAATAGGAGGCTAGTATGGCAGGACAAGAGGTACGGGCTTTTAACGTAGCTACTTCTGGTTTCTCAGCAGGTCTAGTCGGGCCTTCTCGCAGTAGGCTGCAAGGAGTTCTGGTATATTGCACCAATACAACTGCTTTTACGATTAAGAATGGGTCTGCTACAGGCGATACGCTTCTTGATCTTACACTGCCTGCGGGATGGAACGATATATTCCTTCCTAATGACGGTATACTGGCAGACAACGGTTGCTTTGTTTCCGCGTTAAGTGGATCTGGATCAGTGATTACTCTTCTATTGGAGTAGACATGGCTGTAAAGAAAAAAGGCGAAATGCCTAAACGCAACAAAAAAAATTTCCGTCCCACTAAATCTGGGGCGGGGATGACCAAGGCAGGCGTTGCAGCATATCGCAGAAAGAACCCAGGATCTAAGTTAAAAACCGCTGTTACTGGCAAAGTAAAGAAGGGCAGCAAAGACGCCAAGCGTCGTAAGTCCTTTTGTGCTCGCTCCGCAGGGCAAATGAAGAAGTTTCCTAAAGCTGCAAAAGATCCTAACAGTCGTTTACGACAAGCTAGAAAAAGGTGGAAGTGCTAGATGGCTATCTCTCGTGCTCAGATGCCCAGTCAATTAAGAGGTAACAGAATGGAAGAAAAAGCAGGATTCGCATCTACAGGTGATGATGCAAGAGACCTTGAAATAATTCGCATGGGTAAAGGCGGCAAGACTAAAAAGAAAAAGTCTAAAAGTCGCGTGAATGAAGCAGGTAAC